TTCAGGGCTGTAGGTCTACATAGAGTACCTGGAGTGATTAGGGGACTTTATACTCCTCAAACCGAGGCAGCCAAAAGACAAGGATTTAAGTGGGGGAAATGACTACCAAGACTGCATTGTTTGAGGAGCTTATCCAAGATAAGGTCAAATTTATTGAATCATTGCTCCTTATTGAGAATAAGCAATCCAGGCGTATTCCATTCATTCTTAATCCCATCCAGCGTGATGCTCATAGGGTTGAGACTGGTAGGGATATGTGGGTTAAACCAGCTCAGGTTGGCTTTTCCTCAGATAGATTAGCTACCAGGCTAATAGATACCATTACCACTCCTGGTACCAATACTGTCTTGATTGCCTATGAGGAGTTTATTACCCAGAGGTTACTGGACAAAGCCCAGTTCTTTTATAATGGTCTTAATTCAATGGGTATACCAGGTCTCCCACAAATGGCACACCGTTCATCATATGAAAAGACCTTCCCTGACATTCACAGCTCCATGTATATAAGCTCTGCTAGGAGTTATGTTGCTGGCAGGGCTGAGACCATCCATCACCTTCTAGCAGATGAACACGCTTTTTGGGAACCAGGAGCAACAGAGAGGATATTAGCTCCTGCACTTGATAGAGTACCACCAGATGGGACGGTGGATATATTCTCCACACCAAACGGTGAGTATAATGATTTCCACGATATGTGTATGTTGGCTAAGGAAAATAAATCAGTATTTGCATACCACTTTTATCCTTGGTTCATGCACCCAGAATACACCTTAGCTATAAATAGTCCATTACTAACCAGGGATAGTGCTCCAGGGTGGACTAAGGAACTTAGAACATATGAGCTGAAACTTGACTCAGATGAAACCAATCTATTTAATAACCATAATTTAACATTTGACCAAATCCGCTGGAGGAGATACAAGATACAGGAAAAGAAAAGCCTAAGGAGGAATGGTGAGCTTGTCAAATTATTCCAGCAAGAGTTTCCTGAGGATGATATATCCTGTTGGTTAGCTGCTGGAGATATGCGTTATGATACTGAGGTGGTTAATAAATTAGCTAATAGTTGTTATCCAGCACCTATCCATGAATACAATGCTAATGTCTGGTATCCTCCAGAGCAGGGTAAATGGTACCTAGTAGCCATTGACCCAGGACAGGCTAAGATTACCCAATCAGCTATTGTGGTATTAAACTTCATAGATGATAAACCAATATATTGTGCCAGAGCAGCAGGATTATGGGGACCAGAAACCACAGTCCATCACGCTTTGGAGTTAGCCAGATACTACAACAATGCTATGGTAACATGGGAAGCTAACTCCCACGGATTAGCAATAGCTCCATTGATAAAGGAGTGGTCCAATGTTTATTTCCGAAGGGATGTAGCTAGTGGTAGGGAATCCAGCGAAATGGGATGGTTAACTACACCTAAGACAAAGGACTTTATGGTTAATACAATGGCAAGGATGCTTAATACCATGACCGTGCATGATTCTGACTTCCTCTCCGAATGTAGGAATATCCGTATAGCTGGAGATAAAATTGTATCGGTAGGTGCCGATGACATCCATGATGCTGTGTGCATTGGTCTAGTTTGTAGAGACAGCAGACCAGTAAACAAAGGATTTGTTGGCACCTCAGGATATAAGTGGTAAAATGAAAGAATTATTTAGCAATGCTGATGAGGTTCACGCCTTTTTGATAGGTTTATCTGAAAGCATTTTTCCTGCAAAACCTATATTTAAGATGCCAATGAAATATGAGAATCCATTGGAGAAGGAATACCACTATTATCTTGTTGGTAGGGCAATTGGTTTCGTTTGCCTTCTGGGAATAATCATAAGTATTGTTAAATTATTAGGAGGTTAGTATGGCTGAATTAACCACAAGGGATATAATAATACAATGCACGGAATTGCAAGATTTTTGGTCTGTAAGAAATAAGCAATTCCGGGACTGGTATGATATACTATTACTGACCAACAACCTGGAACAGCCTGACATGGAGAGTGTTATTTCCAATGACCCTGGAACAGGATTTAGAATGGCTCTTCATCTATTAACATCCAGTATCATATCTCATAAAATACCAACCGAAATGTTGGAACGCCCTGAGATAATAGATACCAGTTTGTTGGAGCACTATATGACCAACCATTGGGTAAGATTGGAGAAGAACCACAGAAGATTAGGTAAACAATCATGGCTTAGGGAGATGGATAGTCTTATGTTGGCTACTGGGTGGTACTCTGTATTTGTCCTAGCCACCCCAGATGGATTGATGGCTGAGGTTTGGAACCCAATGGAGGTGTTCCCTGAGTTCTCCAGTGATGGTCTCCTCCGCTGTGCTCATATTTATCCATTGACACCAAGAGCAGCTAACCGCAAAGCAAAGTTGAATAAGTGGAGTCTTGATAGACCATTCAATGCTGATACCACCCTATACAATTATTTTATGATAGATGATGATGGTGATGTAGCCAATGCTATTGTTCTGGGTAATAACCTTGTTAGACCAATGACCAAACTTACCAGAACTGAACAGGCATCCGATGTCATACCTATATTTGTATCTCCTGTTGCTGGATTACCTGATATGGGAGTAATTAAATCTGGTAAGGATTGGCAGAAAAACTATGGTGAGTCCATAATTGCTGTAGATGCTGTGGAATATGAGAATCAAAACAAAATGTTAAGTTATATCCAACAATTGGTAAGAGACTCAGCCAATCCAAGATGGTTTGAGCAATCTCGTGGGGATAAAGGTATCTTATCACCAGAAACTATCTTCAAGCGTGGTGCCATATTCCGAGGTAGTCCAGAGGACAATGTTAATCCTTTGCCAACTGTGCCAATCCCAGTAGAAATAAGAACCATATTATTTGATTATGCTAATAGAATCCAAAGAGGTTTATTCCCTTGGGCTATATTTGGTAATGTACAGCAATCCACATCAGGTTACATGATGTCCCAGATTGCTTCCGCTGCCATGAGTGTCCTTGCTCCCTATGCCAAGGCAATGACTGGGTTAATGGGTGATATAGACAATTATTGGTTCCATGAGATGCGGGAACGCAATCTAACACCATACAAATTCAAGATGCCAAAGAATATCCCACCAGATATTGAGTTTGTTGTGGACTATAACATTAACATTCCTGGCAGCCTTATCCAAAGAGCCACAACAGCTAGGATGGTAGACCCAACCTTTAGACTTGACTTTGCTACTACCAGTGATTTGTTATTCCCCGAGATTAAAGACCCATTGAAGGTGCAAGGTAGAGTAAACAAGGATGAGGCTATGATGAATGAGGTAGCTCAAGCCTTAGCTCTGATAGATGTTTACCGAAGTACAGCTAAGGAAGCCGAAGATGCTGGTGATACCATTACCTCTGCATTATACACCAAAGCTGCTAATGCAGTGGAATCACAACTAGGTGCTGTACAACCTAAGACACCAGGCTTACCAAGAACCAGAGAGGTGAGGGAAGCTGCACCAAGAGAAGAAGGAATGGCTCCTTCACAAGCATTTGAGGGAATGTAATGAATAATATTTGTGAGGTAATGCAAAAGTATGGGATAGCCGATGCTGATTCCAGGGAAGGTATTGCTTTATGTCTGAATTGTCCCGAACCTAGATGCTTATTAGGAGAGGACCACGAGCGACATTACTCCCAAGACAAGGTGGTTTTGGCTTCCAAGTTGGCAGGTTCTGGTCTTGGTATAGCAGGGATAGCTAAGTCAATGCACAGAAGCAAGAGACAGGTATTAAGATATTTGGAGGTGTCAAATGCCTAATGGCTTTGGTGAGGAATTGAAGAAGTGGCAAAAGGAAGCTGAATTTTGGGCTGGTAAGGAAAAAACAGCTAGAACAGAATTGGAAGAGCTACAAGAACCACCTTGGTGGGAGAAACCACTTACATGGGCATGGGGGACATTTAAGACATTTAACTTTCCACTAGCTGGTCCTATACACACAATAATAACTGGCGAACCAGTACCTCCTGAGATAGCCTCTCCATTTACAGCTAGGAGGGTAAAAGAGGTTACAGAACAACAGGATATTTGGACAGAGGCTATTAGCCAAACCAATCGTGCTAGTTTCTTTACTACATTGTACCAAGTTGCTCCAATAGGCATATCTTCAGGTAAAATATCCAGCTTTGATGATGTATTGGAGCTATTTCATGGTAAATTGGAGAATTTATCTGATGAGGACATAGAATTAGCCCGTGGTGTTGTGAATAAGATGCTATCACAACCTGGTGCTCCTACAGAATTGCTTCCAGAGGAAATTCCTGAATGGCTTGAAGTTCCTCCAGAGGAAAGGGCAAAGGTTGAGGAATTTCTTGAGGAACCATTGGAAACTAGACCAAGATTCAAAGGAATTCACATAACAACTGTGGAGGAAATGACCAAATGGCTAAAGAAGGAGGTTTCTTTGGTAGAGGCACCTAAAGGCCTGTCTGATGAGGATGTATTATCCTATGCTGCCAGGATGGGTCTTACTGAGGAGCAATTAACTGCTGGAGCGGATTATGGTGAAATAGCAGGGATTATTGGTGAGGCATGGGAAGAGCAACAAAGTTTGATAGATAGTGTATTGTCAGGTGAGGCAGAATGGGAAATGCCAAAGATGACCATTGGTGAGCGT